CACATTCAGCCAGAATGAACTGCGCGCTAAAAGTCGCGATCTAGTACGCCGTAATCCTTGGGCGGCCGCTGGTGTAGAAGCCTTTGTGGCAAATGCCATCGGTACTGGCATCAAGCCCCAATCCATGCACAAAGATAACACCGTGCGTGAGAGCATCCATGCACTATGGTGGAGTTGGTGTGAGGAAGCTGACAGCGCCGGCCTCACCGACTTTTACGGTCTACAAAGTCTCGCCTGTCGCGCCATGTTGGAAGGCGGAGAATGCCTGATCCGACTGCGTTACCGACAGGAAAAAGATGGCTTGCCGGTGGGACTGCAGTTACAGTTACTTGAGCCCGAGCATTTACCGATCAATCTCAATAAAGATCTGCCCTCAGGTAATGTGATTCGTGCCGGCATTGAGTTCGACAAAATCGGTCGACGCGTGGCCTATCACCTTTACAAATTGCATCCTGGCGACGGTACGTTGGCGCCGATGTCTGGTGCGGGAAACCGTAACACCAGCATCGATACCGTGCGAGTTAAGGCAGATGAAATCATACATCTCTACCGACCACTGCGTCCCGGACAAATCCGCGGTGAACCGTGGTTAGCGCGAGCCTTGGTCAAACTCAATGAACTAGACCAATACGATGATGCCGAGTTGGTGCGCAAGAAAACTGCAGCCATGTTTGCAGGCTTTATCACCCGCATGAGCCCCGAGGACAATCTCCTAGGCGAAGGATTACCGGACGCCCACGGCGCTGCTTTGGCTGGTCTTGAGCCTGGCACCATGCAAATCCTCGAGCCTGGCGAAGACATCAAATTCAGCCAACCCGCTGATGTCGGTGCATCCTACTCGGACTTTCTACGCAATCAGTTTCGGGCAGTAGCAGCCGCTATGGGCATCACCTATGAAATGCTCACCGGTGATCTGACACAGGTGAACTACTCCTCGATTCGCGCAGGGCTTCTTGAGTTTCGCAGGCGTTGCGAGTCGATCCAACACAGCGTGATTGTGCATCAACTCTGTCGCCCAATCTGGAAGGCGTGGATGAACCAAGCAGTATTAGAAGGCAAGCTCAATCTCGCCAAGTACGCCGACCAACCACATTCTTATCAGATGGTGAAATGGATCCCGCAAGGCTGGCAGTGGGTGGATCCCAAGAAAGAATTTGATGCCATGCTAACGGCCATTCGGGCGGGTCTCATGAGTCGCTCCGAGGCGATCTCCGCCTTCGGTTATGACGCCGAAGACATTGATCAAGAAATCGCCGCTGACAACCAACGCGCGGATGATCTGGAACTGATGTTTGACTCAGACCCGCGCCAAGACGCGAATCGTCGCGGCAATCGCGATAACACCACTACACCTTAGGACACACCATGCCACTCATTCATTTAGCGTCCCGATTATTCGGTACGCCGCTTCTGATCGCCCGTCCAAAACTGGACGTTATTTTATCGGTACTGGGTCCACGATTAGGATTGCCCGACACACAAACCAAAGTGGCTCTGCCACCTACACGAGCAGCTAAACCCATTCAACCTGGCATTGCGGTGATTCCGGTCTACGGCACCTTGGTCAAACGCACATTAGGGTTAGAAGCAGCATCGGGGCTGACGTCTTACGCACAAATCGCTGATGACATTGATGTCGCATTAGCTGACCCCAACGTCGATGGCATTCTTTTGGACATCGACTCACCAGGCGGTGAAGCTTCGGGGGTCTTTGAGTTAGCCGAGCACATTCGTAATGCCTCTGAGGCTAAACCCGTCTGGGCACATGCTAATGACTCCGCGTTTTCGGCCGCCTATGCCATCGCTGCATCCGCTAACCGCATCACCTTATCCAAAACCGCTGGGGTCGGTTCGATCGGGGTCATTGCCCTTCATGTTGATCAATCACAACACGATGCCAAAGAAGGCCTGACCTATACCGCGATTTACGCCGGAAGCCACAAGAACGATTTGTCACCTCATCAGCCACTAACCGAGTCGGCCCATGATGCACTGCAAAGCGAAGTCGATCGGCTGTACGGGATGTTTGTCTCTCAGGTGGCCGAGATGCGAAGCCTTGATCCTAAGAAAGTGATTGGTACCGAAGCCAGTCTGTTCTTTGGTGACAACGCCATTGAGGCGGGCCTAGCCGATGACGTCGGTACATTTGAACAGACCTTGGTTGCGTTTGCCGAAACACTCAAGGCGACAAAAGCACTACATAGCAAAGCACGCGCGTCACCTGCATCGCAAACAACCATTCCCAACCTTCATTCTCAGAAAACATCACAGGAGTGCCTTATGCACGATACCGATGACACCGTGGTAGCCGACGAGGTTACTGAAACAACAGAGCCAACTGCAACACAACCCGATATGTCAGTGCCACTCAAGACAGCCACCAAGCAACTGGATACCCGTGTTGAAGCGCACGCCATTGCCGAACTTTGCTTACTCGCTGGCAAACCACACCGCACTGCAGAGTTCCTCGCCAGTGGCATGACCCAAGCCCAGGTGCGAACCACCTTGATTGAAGCGCGCGCCCAGCAACCCGAGATTCAATCGCACATTACCACCGAGGCCAGTACCCACAGTCAGGAAGCCAATAACCTGCTGATGGCCGCCACCCAAAAATTGACCCACAAGGAGTAACCCATGGCCGCATTACGTGAACCAATGAATTTGGGCGATCTGCTCAAATACGAAGCCCCCAATCTGTACTCCCGCGATGTTGCCACGGTGGCTGCAGGGCAGAACCTGACCCTCGGTACCGTCGTTGCCCGTGATGCCACGGACAAACTTGTAGCACTTGATACCACCGCCGTGGACTCAGCTGCCGTTGCTGTCGGTGTGTTGGCTTTTGATATCGACGCCACACTCATCGACCGAGCCGATGCCATCCTGATTGCGCGTCACGCCATTGTCGCTAGCCACGCATTGACTTGGCCCGCGGCGATAACCGCCGAAGAACAAACCATTGCCATTAACCAACTCACTGCAGCGGGCGTGCTTGTCCGTCAAGCGGCCTAACGAGGAATCATTCCATGCAGAACCTTTTTGATAATCCTGCCTTCTCGATGGCGGCCATGACCGCTGCCATCAACATCATGCCGAACCGCTATGGTCGGGTTGGTGAGCTGAACCTGTTTCCGTCAAAACCGATGCGCACCCGCCAGATCATTGTGGAAGAGCGTAACGGTGTCCTGAACTTGTTGCCCACCATGCCACCCGGGGCGCCCGGCACGGTCGGTACCCGTGGTAAACGCGCATTGCGTTCCTTTGTGGTTCCGCACATTCCACACGATGATGTGGTACTGCCTGAGGAAGTGATGGGGCTTCGTGCCTTCGGCTCTGAAACTGAGATGGAAGCCTTGGCTTCTGTCATGGCTCGCCATTTGGAGACTATGCGTAACAAGCACGCGATTACCTTGGAGCACCTTCGTATGGGCGCTCTCAAAGGCATCATCCTCGATGCAGACGGCTCGACCTTGTACGATCTCTACGACGAGTTTGATATCACACCCAAAACCATCGGCTTTGAATTGGGCTCAGCGACCACCAAGGTCAAAGAGAAGTGTATCGACGTACTGCGTCACATGGAGGACAACCTCAAGGGCGAGTACATGAGCCGTGTCCATGTGTTGTGTTCCCCCGAGTTCTTCACCGCGCTGACCAGCCACGCCAAGATCGAGAAGGTCTACGAGAACTGGCAGCAAGGCATCGTGTTGATGAACGACGTGCGTGCCGGCTTCACCTTTGGTGGTATTACCTTCGAGGAATATCGTGGCCAGGCGACTGATGCCGATGGCAATGTGCGTCGCTTTATCGCCGCTGGTGAAGCCCATGCGTTCCCCACAGGAACCATTGACACCTTTGGTACTTACTTCTCGCCCGCTGACTTCAACGAGACCGTCAACACACTGGGACAGGAGCTCTACGCCAAACAGCAACCTCGCAAGTTTGAACGTGGCACCGACTTGCACACCCAGTCAAACCCCTTGCCGATGTGCCACCGCCCCGGTGTCCTCGTCAAATTGACGGTGTAATCGATGAGTGCCCCAACGGCCATTCAGCAACACATAGCCGCTCTGTATCGGGCTGCCGAAGGTGCTGGCCTCTTGTCGACGTGTGTGTGGCAGCGCCCTGAATACCAGGGTGCCTTGCCACCACCGGAGAGTCATGCGGTGGGTTTTCGGGCACCTGATGAGTCGATTCTTGATGGCTTGAGTTTATCGACCGAGTACACCATGACCTACCCAGACACCGCCTTTTTAGACTTGACACCCCAAGCCATCGTGGCGGTCGATGGGCGTAGTTTTCAGGTGCGGCAGGTACGGTCGGGTGGCGATGGTGAACGCATTGCTACGTTGATAAGGGTTTAACCATGGATATTTCGATCCGAGAACAAATCCTGCAAAGGATGCTGACAATTCTTGAGCCAGTGGCCACGGTCAACGGCGCCACAGTCCATCGTTCACCCACAGTGGCCCTAACTCGAGAGCAATGTCCCGCCTTGGTCCTGTTTCCTGAGGCTGAAGCCATCGTGCAAAAAGCCAACGACCGACTGGTGCGAGAACTCACGATAAAAATCGTGGCTTTGGCTCGCGCTGTTCCGCCACAGGCACCCGAAACCCTTGCCGATCAACTGATGACACAAGCCCATCGGGCGCTGTTTACCGATCGTAACCTCGGTGGACTCATTTTGAGTTTGCAGGAGGAGTCCTGCGATTGGGATGTGGAAGATGCCGATGCCATTGCGGCCGCCATTCCCGTCACGTATCGGCTGACCTACCGCACTCACCAACACGATATTGCCCTGCAAGGATAATCCCATGCCCCAAATTATTTTAAACCAAGCCCATACCCATGCGGGTGTGGCCTATGCCGCTGGCAAGCGACTTGAGGTCGATACCGCCACCGCTGAATGGCTCGTCGAACAAGGCGTTGCCCGTCTCAAAACCACCACACCCAACACTGACACTGATACCAAAACTGCTACCCGCAAGGATTCCCAATCATGAGTACCTATGCTTCCTTTCAAGGCCGAGTCTATCTTGGCAAACGCGATACTGACGGGAATCCCCTCGATGTTCGCTCACCCGGCAACGTCGCAGAACTGAAACTGGCGCTTAAAACCGATGTGCTAGAACATTACGAAAGCCAAAGTGGCCAACGCACGCTAGACCATCGCATGGTGAAACAAAAGTCGGCGACGGTGATGCTAACCATTGAGGAATTCACCAAAGAAAACCTCGCCTTGGCACTTTATGGTACTCACGTTGTCGGTGAACCGGGTACCGTCACCGATGAACCCATTGGCGGCGCCACACCCGTTGTAGGCGATCGTTATTTCTTGGCTCACCCCAAAGTATCGAGCCTGGTTGTCACCGACTCTGCTGGTACACCTGCGACATTGACCCTCGGGACCCATTACACCGCAGACACCGACTTTGGTGCCATCCAGTTCCTCGATACCACAGGCTTTACTGCACCCTTCAAAGCCAGTTATGCCTACGGTGTGGCGACCGAAATTGGCATTTTCACCCAAGCACTGCCGGAGCGTTATCTACGCCTCGAAGGAATTAACACTGCCCAAGACAACGCCAAGGTCTTAGTTGAGCTCTATCGCGTTGCCTTCGATCCGCTCAAGGAAATCTCGTTCATCTCGGACGACTACAACAAGTTTGAACTGGAAGGCTCACTGCTAGCGGATAGCACCAAACCGTTTGATGCTGTTCTGGGTCAGTTTGGCCGCATTGTGCAGTTGTAAGGAGCTAAACCATGAGTGATCTCGATAAATTAGTGCCTACAACCTCTGAGCTGACATTGAATGGTGAAACCATTTCGATAAGCCCGCTGCGTGTCGGTCAAATGCCAGCCTTTCTACGTGTCCTTGCCCCGGTGATGAAGCAAATCACGGATGAAGGTGTGGACTGGTTATCGCTGTTTGGTGAGCGCGGAGAGGATCTTCTGCGAGCCGTCGCGATTGCGATAAACAAACCGCAAAAATGGGTCGATGATTTGGCGGCAGACGAGGCCATTTTACTGGCAGCCAAAGTCATTGAGGTGAACGCCGATTTTTTTACTCGGACAGTGCTGCCTCGACTGGACGGCCTGTTCACCCAGGTCGGGAAAGTCACCAGCAAGGATGGTTCGACGCCATCCAAGTCCTGATTGATCACGGACATCGATTCACCGACATCCTCGATTATACCTTGGCGCAAGTGAATGCCTTTTTAGCCGCCATCGAGCGTCAGCAACGACAACAGGATGCGAGGTGGCTGAATCTGATCACACTCGCTTCACGAGGTGACCCCAAGCAAGTGGATAAAACCCTCGATCGGCTCTCAGGCCTGTTATGAAAATCCACATCACACTCGACAGCGTTAAGGCCAAAGCTCACCTGCGCCAATGGGGCGGTGAGTTTCGCACCAAGATGCAAAAAACCGTTGTGCGGGCCATTGCCACTGAAGCTCGCGAGATTCGTGAAGATGTGCGAGAGCATGTCGGGGCGAATCTCAGTGTGGCTCGCAAATCGTTTCTGAAGGGCTTTACCGCACGTGCCTTGGATGGTGACAAGAACCGTCTACCGGCTCTGTATGTTGGATCACGCATCCCGTGGTCTGGCATGCATGAACAAGGCGGCTCGATTAACAAACGCATGTTGATTCCAGTGAACGGCCGCGTCGGTCGCAAGCGCTTCAAGCAACAAGTCACCGAACTAATGCGTGGTGGCAACGCCTTCTTTGTCAAAAACAGTAAGGGCAACTTGGTGCTGATGGCCGAAAACCAAAAGGAATTCGATCGACCCCTTAGAAAGTTTAAAAGTCATTACCGAAAGACCACCGGAACGAAACGACTGAAACGCGGCGAGGCTATTCCGATTGCGGTACTCGTCCCTCGCGTCATGCTCAAAAAGCGCCTGAACGTGGAACGCTTGGTCAATAACCGTATCCCCAAACTGTCACAACGCATCGAAGATTTTATCGCCACCCTTGAATAGGAAGTTTTGTTAACCCATGGCCAAACGCATCTCCATACTGATTGCACTCGACGCCGCCGATGAGGGCTTGAAGAAAGCCATCAATGACGCCGGCAAGTCGATGGACGATTTATCCTCCAGTGCACGGGCCGCCGGTGACAAAACGGCCCAAGGTATGGCTGACGTAAAAGCGGGTGTGGCGGCCTTCGGTGATCAGGTCTCCAAAGCCAAGACCCAACTGCTCGCCTTTTTGACCATCAACTGGGCGGCGGGTAAGGTCCAAGAGATTGTACAAATTGCCGATGCGTGGAACTCCATGGCCGCGCGCCTGAAACTCGCTACTGCTGGCCAACAGGAATTCATCACCGCTCAAGAGCAGTTGTTTGATATCGCCCAGCGCATCGGTGTACCGATCCAGGAAATGGCAACGCTGTATGGGAAACTGCAACTTGCGGTGCGCCAACTCGGCGGTGAACAAGAACAAGCCTTTCAACTCACCGAGAGTATCTCTCAGGCCTTACGCATCTCGGGTTCATCGGCGACTGAAGCTCAATCGGCCTTACTGCAGTTTGGTCAGGCATTATCGGCAGGCGTTTTACGAGGCGAAGAGTTTAACTCGGTGGTTGAAAACTCACCCCGTCTGGCCCGAGCCCTCGCCGATGGCTTAAACGTCCCGATCGGACGTCTTCGCAAAATGGCCGAAGAAGGCAAGCTCACCGCTGATGTAGTGGTTGGCGCCTTGATGAGCCAAAAGGACACACTGGAACAAGAGTATTCCCAACTTCCAGCGACTGTATCGCAAGCCTACACGCGGCTGGAGAATGCTTTCGGTCAGTGGGTGAGCCGTGTTGACGAAGCGACTGGTTTCAGTCAAAAACTGGCCGAGGCCATGACCTGGCTAGCCGAAAACATCGATACGGTAATGGCAGCGATCAAGATATTGATGGAAGCCGGATTGATGGTACTCACTTACCGGTTAATACCCGCACTCATTACCGCCTGGCAAACGGTCGGTGCAGCAGCGGTGACTGCCGCAGCTACCGCAAAGGCGGCATGGGCAACAGCTAATTTGAGTGTATTCGCTGCGACGGCCAGCGTTGGTTTTCTCAATACGGCCTTTGCAGCACTCAGCGCATTTTTAGTGGGTTGGGAAATCGGCACATGGCTGTCGGACAAGTTTGAGATCGTCCGTAAAGCCGGCGTGTTCATGGTCGAAGTGCTGATGAAAGGCATTGAGGAGATGCAGTACCGTTGGGAAGCCTTCGCTGCGGTGTTTACCTCCGACACCATTGATGAAGCGACGGCCCGTCATGAACAACGTCTGGGTGATATGAATAGCATTTTTGCTCAGATGTATGCGGATGCGGAGGGGGCTAGCAGCGCGGCTACAGATGCCATGACTGCAGCTGGTGATACCGCCGAGGCTATCGCTAAACGACTCGATGCGGTGCGTCAAGGGACCCAAGAGGCAGTCGGTCGGGGTGTTGAAGCCCTGCGCGACACACTGGGTAAACTCAACACACGCATCGGAGAAGTCGAGAAAACCATCTCACAAGCCAATGGTGTGATTAGCTCAGCTACCGCCAATATGGCTCAGGCTTATAAAACGCTGACGGACGATGTTGCCGCCGCCATGACAGAACAAGTCGATGCGGTGAAAGCACGCTTTGAGGCAGAGAAAGCGGAACTGGAACTCTCCAATCAATCGCAGAAAACCAAGATCCGCGAAGCCACTGAACTTCTGACCGAAAGTCTCAATGAACAAACCCAACTGCGTCAGCAAGCCAGTGATGAAACGCTACGGCTGATTGACGAGGAATCACAAGCACGCATTGAAGCAGCCAGTCGCCAAGGTGATACCGAACAGGAGCGAAGCGCCAATGTGCAGCGAGTGGAAAATGATATCCTCGCCACCAAGCGCCAAACCCTGCAAATTGCCATTGACGAATACCGTCAACACATCGATGCCTTAAACGATGAAGCGAACCGGCATTTAACCGAAATCCAACGCATTGAGGAACAAAAACGATTCCTGTCGATGTCGACCGAAGAACGGATTCGCGAAATCCAGCGTCAGGGTATGAGCGACTTCGAGGCTAACGAAGATCGCAAGAAACAGATTCAGGAATACCAGGCCGAAGCGCGCCGATTGCTGGCCGCAGGTGAATTCGACGACGCCAAGAAATTCGCTCAAAAAGCCATGGATCTGGCAGCACAAGTTGCCACCACCCAAACCAGTGAAGCCAAGCGTGCCGCCGATACTCGCAATCGATCGGAGCAAGACTTTAGCCGCGTTGTACAACTGGAATCCCAAGCGCGTGATGCCTCGCGTCGCGGAGAGTTCGACCGCGCCCGTGACTTGATGCAGCAGGCTGATGATCTGCGAGCCGACATCCACGACAAAACCCGTTCGGCGGATCAAGAAATCGTCAGCAGTAAGCGTGACGTCAATAACGCTATCGATGCCATACGTGCGTCCGAGGATCTGTTGAGCCGCGCTCTAGATGGCGAAGGGCAAGCACATCAATCTGCGGCGCAAGAGGCTATTTCAGCACGTCAGGATATTCAAACGACGCTGACACAAACCGAAAATCAGGTCGATGACTTAAGTCAGCAGTTGGCCAAGGGGATGGCCATCACGCTGAAAGCAGACAGCTCCAAATTCACCCAAGCGCTGGCCGACCTTGATAATGCGCTTGCTGAAAAATCCTATTTGTTGGATGTACAAGCTGATCTCAGCCATGCGGAAAAGACGCTTGAAGAGTACGAGCAAAAAATCAAAGCCGGTGAAACACTCCCTGTTGAAGCCAAAATAGAGGTGGAAAAGGCCAAGGCCACACTGGAACAATTTAAAACCTACGCCAAGGAAAGTGGCCGTGTGGATCTGCAAGTCAGCGTTGATAAAGCACAAGCCGCTATTGGCAATGTTGAGCGCCAAATCACCGCACTGAATCGGATCGAAACCGAGTCGCGCCATGCGATACAAACCAACGCTAGTGCAGTAAGAAGTGAAATCAACTCACTCAACAACGCCAATACCTCGAGTACCCACACGATCTATGTTCGCAAGGTTGAGGTAAATGCTGATGGCGGTTTAGTTGGAAGCATGGTTCAGCGCTTTGCAACCGGCGGCGAGGTATCCCCCCTATTTCCCCGCATGAATAGCGGCAAAGTTCCAGGCTCTGGCGATCAAGACACGGTACCGAGAACTCTCGACAGTGGCGCCTTTGTTCTACGCAAAGCTGCGGTCAAAAAGTACGGTATGGAACAACTCAAACAATTTGCCACGGGTGGCTTTGTCTCACGCCTCACCGGCAACAGCGTCCCGATCAAAAAGAACCGCCAAGTGTTCGAGGCGCAGAAGATGATTGAGCTTGGCATGAAAGGCATCGACCAATACGTCACTTGGTTGCAACGTCGTTATGGTGCGCACGCGAGTCCTCGGCTGCGTTGGAACACCATGCAAAGTTACAACGAACGCGCGGTGAATGATCGTCATACGTTACAGAAGCTAGTGGGTCGCAAAGAACTCACCACGAACGAACAACAGCAACTGCAATCCATCACCGAGACCTGGCGAAAAGCCATGGCCAAGCCTTTGTTATGGGGTAAGGACTTCGAACGCGATCTGCTTGATTACATGGAGCAACACCAAGGCGAGTTCTTTCGTCGTGGGGGTATCGCACCCTCCGACACCGTACCTGCCATGCTGACACCGGGCGAATATGTGGTGAGTAAAGGTGCGGTCAACCAATATGGTGCGGACTTCTTTGCTGCCATTAACAACCTATCGATGCCGGCTCAAGCCATCGCCCAGCGCGTTCAGGGTTTTGCTACAGGAGGATTAGTGAATGCCATGACAGCGCCCATAGGTCGCCCTCAATTTGCAGATAACACGCCGGTACGAACTGTACGAGTGGAATTGGTATCAGGTGACCGCAAAGTCAGTGCATCGATTGATGCTCGAGATGAAAACCAATTCCTGCAATTACTGAGTGCGGCTAAAGCGCGTTCCATTTAATCCACGGGTTTAGTTTATTCCCGTAAGAATAACTTAAAAAGACATCCGACGATGCAACTCACGAACCTCATAACCAATGAGCAACTTCCCCTGCCGGACGATCTGATTTGGCAGGACGAATATAACTGGGCACCTACAGTATCAAGCGTGTCCTACACCATTACTGGCGCGATGATCGTTCAGTCAGCTGCCAAGCAAACTGGTCGTCATATCAGCCTAGTGGGACCTGCTGACATGGCTTGGGTCACTCGAGCCACCGTCGAAACATTGCATGACTGGGCGAGTATCGTACTCAGCGATACCGACGGACGCCATCAATTAACCCTGAGTGATGGCCGCCAATTCACTGTGGCCTTTCGCCATGACGATACACCCGTGGAAGCTGAGCCTGCTCTTGGTATCGCTGCCAAATCCGACCAAGACTTCTACCGCCTAACCCTACGTTTACTGGAGCTCTAACATGCCGATTCAATCCGGCGACGTCAAACTACTCAAATCGGCCGTCATGGCGGATGTACCCGAAGGTGGCAATGCCCCAACCGGCAATGTGATCGAAGACGGGATATCCAACGCTATCTTCCCCGACATATCCGAACTAGACCGGGCCGGTGGTCGCGTCAACTTACGCAAAACCTTCTTGTCAGTACAGACAGACGACACGGACACCTATTTTGGGGGCAACGTCATCGTGGCAGAGCCACCGGCAGACCCTCGCGTAAGCGTCACCCTATTCTCGACTGAAAAGACTTTCGATACTCGATCACAGGCACAAACCCGTATTGAGGCCTATCTCAACAAGGGCCCAGAATGGGCAGGCTACTTGTTTGAGAACCATATCGCCGGTCAGAGGGTAGTCCAGCTATTTCAGCGCGTCACGGCAGCCATCCCCAACGTTGGTCAAACTCTGGTATTGATTCAGGATGAAGGGTTAAGCACCGAACAAGAACAATACATCCGTGCCACCTCGGTATCGGTCGTAGAGCGCACCTTTACCTACAACGAAGATCAGGACTACCAAGCCAACATCGTAACCTTGGAAATCAGCGATGCGCTCCGTTATGACTTCACCGGCTCTCCGCCATCACGCCTGTTTACGCGTGCCAATGGCAGTACTAAAACGCGTGATACCGTGGTGGCCGATGCCGGCACCTATGTCGGTGTGGTGCCCTTAACCCAAGCGGCGAACCTAGGTGACTTCACAATCAAAGGTGAATCGATTTACACCCAATTGGTGCCGAGCGCCCAGACGGAAACGCCGATCTCTTTTGTGCCACCGTACTCCGCAGCCGGACTGCCCGTGCCTGGTGCAGAAGCACTCACTTACACGGCAAGCCATAACTGGACGACTAGTCTGAACTTTAATTTACCCGGTGGCTGTCTGCCCGGTTCATTCAGCATGACGACCAATGGCATTACTATTTTTGATGATGCCGGTATTTTGAAAACCACCAGCGGTGTGATTGGGACCATTGATTATGCCAACGGCATTCTCGTGTTGAACTCCGGCACCATGTCGGGCAGCAAGCAAATCACCTACACACCGGCCGCACAAATACTCCGTGCCCCACAAAGCTCAGAGATTCTGGTAACCCCTGAATCACGCAGTCAGTCCTACGTGGGTACCATCATTCCAACCGCGCAACCCAGCACCTTCTCCATTAGCTACATGGCTCAGGGCCGTTGGTATGTATTAGCCGATGCGGGTAACGGCTCGCTGAAAGGTCTGGATGCCAGTTACGGCGCAGGGACCTACAACAAAGACACCGGTGCTTTCGTCGTAACACTTGGCGCTCTACCGGATGTCGGTACCGCCCTGATTTTGACCTGGAATGTTCCCACCCAGGAAACGTCACAGCCCATCGGCACGTTAAAGGCTCAGCAAACGCTGACGCTGAATCCACCGCCTAACACATACATACAGCCCGGGTCGTTTTCTATTTCCTGGGAGCACAACGGCACGCGAACCGCGGATGCGACAACGGCGAGCACACTGTCGGGGGATGCCACTGGCTCGCTGCGAACGAGCCGGGCCGAAGTCGACTTTTGTCCCGACACATTGCCAGCAGTCGGCACCCTGCTGACCGTGGATTATGTCGCGGGACCAAAGCAAGAGGACAATTTTGTTCATCCTTCGCGCGATGGAACAGGACAAGTCCCAGTCAGCGCCACGCTTGGAACTATTGAACCCGGATCATTAGAAGTCGAATGGAACACGCTGACCGACACTTCTGTTTTAAACGTCTACACGCTGCGACAGTTGCAGGCCATGGGGGTCGGACTCTATGGCGTTGATCCAACACAGTTGGCACACGATGACGGTACAGGGAACATTGTTCTCAATGGAGAAATTATCGGCACTGTTGATTATGGCAACGGAGCTGTTCTGTTCAACCCGGACGTCATTATCAAAATTCCGAAACCTGATTACTCCCCTCAACGTCTGGGCTGGGGCTGGGGCATCGGCTCGCTGTATCGCCTCAACTACAGCGGTATGACGTATATCGACGCCCCATCGCTCTATCCCAACGACGAATCAGGGTACGTCAAACTTCGCTATAACAGCCCAGGCTCTACCAGTAATCAGACCGAAACCTTTACTTTCTCTCCGTCTTTCAAACTCGTCTCCGGGATCAATGCACAGATTGTCGCTGGAACCGTTGTTTTGACTATCCCCGGCTCCCAACCCTGGGGAGACAACGGACAAGGTACCCTGAGAGAGTACACCGCCAATGGCTGGTTGACTCGGGGAACCATCAACTACCTGTCAGGAGAAGTGGCTTTAAACAGCTGGACTGCCGGCACATCCAACACGCTCACGCGCGCCAGCTGTGTCACCACTGTTGGTGAAAGTATCGCCAGTGAGTACGTCTTTCGCACCGGTGCTGCACCCCTTAGACCAGGATCATTGTCTATACAATACGCCAGCCCAAGCGGTGGCACTCAAAGTGTCACTGCCGCCATTGATGGCACACTGACGTCAGACGGGGTTTCCGGCAGCGTGGATTTTGAAACCGGACTCGTTCGCGTGCATTTTGGTACCGTGGTGCCCGCCGCCGGCAACGAAGGCGAACCCTGGTTTGATGCCAGTAATATCGATGCTAATGGCAATATCTTTATGCCGGAGCCAGTTGCTTCATCGACGGTTCGTTACAGCGCTGTCGCCTACAGCTATCTACCACTGGACGCAGACCTGTTGGGTATTGATCCTGTCCGCCTTCCCAGTGATGGCAGGGTTCCCATTTTTCGCCCCGGCGGTTTTGCCGTAGTGGGCCACACCGGCAGAATCACGACATCGGTCAGCAACGGTATGACAGTCGACTGCAGCCGAGTACGGCTATCTCGAATTAGGGTGATCGATGCAAACGGTGTTGTGATCAACACAGGCTACGTCACAGATCTGGAGGCAGGCACCGTCACCTTCAACGACGTTACCGGATACAACCAGCCGGTCACCATTGAGCATCGAATCGAAGACATGGCGGTTGTGCGAGACGTGCAAATCAACGGTGAAATCAGTTTTACCCGAGCCATTACACACGACTATCCACTGGCTGATGTCGGTGATCCCAAGTCAGGTAGCTTTGTGGCCAGCGCCCTGATCGCTGGAGACCTGTTTGCCCGCGTCAACCTTGTGTTTGACCAGTCGTCATGGAATGGCACATGGTCCGATGATTTATCGGGAACAGCGGCCACCGCTACATTTAACAACACTCAGTACCCGATACAGGTGACCAACCGAGGGGCACTGGCCGAAAGGTGGATCGTCCGATTTACCAACAGCACATCCTTTGAGGTGATCGGCGAAAATGTCGGTGTGATTGCTACAGGCAACACGAGTACCGACTGCGCACCACTTAACCCCTCTACAGGAGTTCCCTATTTTTCGCTGCCGGCTCTGGGCTGGGGCACCGGCTGGGCCACAGGCAACATCCTGCGCTTTAACACCATTGGTGCCCAGTTCCCTGTTTGGGTCGCACGCACAGTACAACAAGGACCGGAAACCGTCACCGACGATGACTTCACGTTGCTACTGCGCGGCGACGTTGATACACCCTGAGCCACTAATCCATGACTGACCTTAGCGTAAAATATTTCAACTCGGGCATAGCGGGAGCCCCTCAGGTATCCAACAACTGGGGTGATCTGGTCACTATGTTGGATGCGTGTCTGATTAATGGTTTTAACCTAAAAGCCATTGATAGTCTGACCTCAATTGATGGCGTTGCCACGGCAAACATTACCACCGGGCACACTTACCAACCTGGACAAATTCTCCGTATCGACGGAGCGAACCAACCGGAATACAACGGTGAAGTACGGGTTATTGCAACAACCGCCACAACGTTCACCTATTCGATAACAGGTACACCGACGTCTCCAGCGACCACAGCAACGAGTCTGAGCGCTGTCGTATCACCGCTCGGCTGGGAGATACCGTTTACCGGTTCCAACAA